CGTGGTCGGCGTGCCCGTCAGCGCGGCGTTGGCCGCGTCCGCCTTGGTCGCCACCGCCACGGCGATCGCGTCGAACTCGGCGTCGATCTCCGTGCCCTTGATGACCTTGCCCGCGTTGCCCGACGCCAGGGCGTCCTTCGCCGCGAAGTCAACCGATACGACGTAGTTGCTCATTTGAGCCTGCCCATGTTGTAGTAAGCCTGTGCGTTGTTGAGCGTGATCTCGCTGCCCTCGACCGGGAACGCGATCTCGAACTTGACGAACTTGCAGGTGCCGCCGATGTTGATCTTGAAGTCGCCGGAGGCACTGCCGGTGGAGAACTCGTTGATGTTGTACTGGGCCACGTTGTACTCAGAGGACGACGTGACCGAGCCCAGCCAGAAGGTGCGCGTGCGCGACCGGGTTTCGTCGAAGTCGACGTACCAGCGCAACGTGCCCAGCTGCCCGCTGCCCCCGCGCAGGTTCAGGCCGAGCGCCTTGAGGTGGGCGAGCGAGGTGGGCGACTCGAGCGACAGCCAGCCGGTCTCGACCAGCATGGTGTAGTCGTCCGTGGCGTCGTAGGTCTCGTTCACGAACAGGTAGCCCGTGCCCGCGTAGAACATCGTGTCGTCGCTGTAGTACACGGCGTGGAACACGGGCCTCGCGCCCATGCGCCACACGCACACCCGCGGCACGTTGATCTGCGGCACCTTCTGCGAGAGGTCAAATTGCCAAACCTCTTTTGCAGTTGGAAGGAATACAGAAAACCAGCCTTCCTCCGGATTCCAGGCCGCCGCGATCTTGGCAAGGTTGGATTCGTTGTTGACCGTCCTCATTAGCGCGGTGGTATTCAGCGCGGAGACATCGGTCATGGGCGCCGGGCCCTGCTGCTCGGCGACCGAGCGGCGCAGGCTGCGCAGCCCGTCGTCCGCTAGGAACAGCAAGTCCTCGCCGGTCGCCACCACGCTGTCCCGCGCGATCGTCCCGATGCCGGGGACGTGGGCCATGAGGTAGATCGGCGTGGTCACGTCGTTCGGGTTGAGGTCGTTCGACAGGCCGAGCAGGTAGATCGAGTCGCGGCACAGCACCACGATCTGCCGGTCGAAGCTGGCCACGGCGATGGCCGGCGAGCGCATGACCGTGTGCATCTTGGACAGGTCGAGCGAGCCGCTGGCCCCGGTGGTGAAGTTCGTGCCGTCGAGCAGGTCGGACCAGAGGAGCGTGCTGCCGTCCGCCGACAGCGCCCACAGTCGCCCGAAGGCGGCGTGGATCGCACGCGGGTTGCTGGGCGTGGCCTGCGTCGTCTCGGCGAACGTGGTCTCGTTGAACCAGCGCAGCGAGTGGCCGACCTGCGCAGCGAAGAGCTTCCCGTTGAGCGAGGCGAACTGCCAGAGGTTCGCGCTATGTCCAGAGGACACCGAGGTCAGGGTGGTCGTGGTCGCGCTGAAGATGCGCCCGTTGCCCGAGCACACCATGATGGTCGAGGCGTCCGCCTTGTTGTGGCGGTAGATGCGCTCGATGTCCTTGGTCGCGGTCAGGTCGGTGTTGGTCGAGGTGTGCGCCGTCATCGACTTGCGCGCCGACAGGCGCGAGTGCTCGTTGACGAAGCAGTTCACCGCCACGGTGGCGAACTCGGCCGGCAGGTCGATCTGCGACGACTCGGTGTTCTGCCCCAGTCCTCCCAGGGCGCCGAGCGGCTTGATCCGCAGTTGGCTCATTACACCGGCACCCAGGCCAGGTCGCTCTGCACGTTGCCCGCGTCCAGCGCGATGTGGTCGCCGAGCGCCTGCGCCATGAAGTCGCGCTGGCCGCTGGAACTCACCCCGCCGTCCTCGCCCCGCTCGAAGCGGGCCCGCGCCACGGCGCCCTCGACCACCGGGCGATGGGGCACCAGCATCACGTCAGCGTCGGCCGTGAAGTCGGACTGGGGCGCGTAGACGGTGAACTTCAGCGTCTGCGCGTCGATCGGGGGCGGGTACACGTCGACCTGGTACTCGCCCGTGGACGGGTTGATCCCGTTGGCCGTGTAGAAGGCCACCTCGCCCTGCGCCGGGGCCGTCGTCGTGCCGTAGTAGGCCGCGTTCATGGTCGACCAGTGCAGCGGCATCAGCTCGCGGCCAAAGGTCGTGTTCCACCCGTCGAGCACCTGCGCCCGCTCGTCCGTGCCGGTGAAGGCGTAGGTGGTCGTGCCCTGCACGGTGGACAGGGTGAACGTGTCGCGCAGCATGGTCCAGCGCCACGCCGCCTCGGCGTCCCGCCGGCAGGAGTTGACGAACTGGCCGATGAGCTTGGAATACTCAGTGGCGTCCCACGTCGTCACCACGTCCTCGCGCAACTCGCGCAGGGCGTCGTTCACCAGCTGGAGGAATGTGCGTCCGTAGGCCATCAGCGATCCCCGAGGATTTCAGTCTTGCGATCGGACCCGCGGCTCGAGCCGAACCAGAACTCCTTGACGCCCGTGAACCCGGCGATGAGCATGAGCGTGATGACCGCGCCCTTCATCTCGGGCGGGAACTCGCCGACCAGCACCCAGCCGCCACCGGCCGAGGACACCGCGACGAACACCAGCGACAGCAGCTCGATGAAGTTGAACTTGCCCGCCACCGGGCGGTCGCGGCTGTAGTCCACGGCGAACTTGCGCGCGGTGGCGATGTTCTCCTCGGACGCCTGCGCCAGTTCGAACCAGCGGTCCTTGACGGCGGCGCGCAGCGCCTCGGCCGCCGCCGGGTCGTTGCGCACGCGCTCGGCGGCCTCCTGCGCGTTGACCGCGCCAGTGACCTCGACAGCGGCCTTGACCACGCGCTCGGCGGCCTCGGCGTACTGCTTGCTCGACTCCTGCCCCCGGTCCTTGAAGATCTTCAGCAGGTCGGGCGCGGCGGACAGCAGGCTGGGCAGGACGGCAGCGATGATGGGGGCCATAGGTTTCTCTTCAGTGACGGGGGCGGCAGCAGCGAACGCCCCGCCGGCCCGGTGGTAGACAGCAAGGCACTCGGCCAACGTCTTGACGGGCTGGCCGTACGGCGAGCCGGGCAGGCTTGCCCACTCCCGGTTGCACTTCTTGATGGCCGCCTCGATCCGGCCCGCCTCCACGTCGGCCAGTGCACCGCGCCGCTTGATGAGGAAGATGGCTGCGCGGTCCTGCGACTCAGGGGAGAAGTCGGGCAGGTGCAGCGCCTTGGCACACTCGTCCCAGGTGCGGGCGAGGAACTGATAGCCGCCGGCCGCGGTGGAGGTGAGCGGCTTGCCACCGAGCGACTTCGTGATGGCCCTGCGCGGGTGGTCGGCGAACGAGTCGAACAGCTCCCCACCGAACAGCGTGCGGTACCCGTTCTCGCCCGCCGTGCCTTCGCAGTGACGGATGAGGTACAGGAACGCGCGCAGGTTGATGCTCATCGTGTGAACACCTTGTCCACGGCCCAGGTGCCGATGGTGACGAGCAGCACCAGCACCGCGCCGAACTTCGCCAGCAGCCACCACGCGCCGCGCGATTGGTCGACGAGTGACTGGATATCGTTCACGTCGCGCTTGATCTCCTCGACGACGGCCAGGGCATCGTTGAAGCTCTGGTGCTCGTGGTCGGTGTGATACTTCAAGTCTTCGCGGATGTGGCTGAGTTGTTCTTCGAGGCGGCCTACGGCAACGGACAGGGCCGTGAGGGCTGTGTGAATTGAGACGACTTCGTGGTCCACCGCGATGCTCCTGTTATTGGTGTGAAGCGGGGGCTGGCACGGTGGGCTGACGCCATGTCAGTAATTGCTGAACGTGTAGTTGGCCGACGCGACGACGGGCGTGCCACTGGCGTCGGATGAGATGTCAACGGTGTAGGTGCCCGTGCGACCGAGCCCGCCGCCAGGCTCGAAACCGAGGTTCCGGCCGCCGGCTAGGGAATACCAAGTGCCCGGCGCCAGATACCAGTCCTCCACCGGGTCGAGCGCATCGCCCGAAACGTAGGTGGCGCGGACGTAGTAGCTACTACCGATCCCGCCCGTCTCCGGTGAGTACCAGTTGCCGCCGCTCTCACCCGGCACCTCACCTGGGAACAGTGTGATTGACCCGTCTGCGTCGAGCGACATGATGGCGAGATTCGCCCCGGCGATCGTCCCGCCGGGCAGCGGCTGGATGCCGGCCAGCGCGCCCGTGCCCATCAGCAGTTGCACGATGCCCATTACGGATTCCCTGGGCGCGGCGGCAAGGTCGGCGGCCCTTTAGGCGGCTCCGGCGGGGGCACCGGCACGGGCGGGTCGACCGGGCGCCGCGGGGGCGTCGGGATGACCCGCTTCGAGCCGTGCTCCACGGGCTTGCCGCGGCGCTCTGGGCCCATCGACCGGGACAGGGCCATTACTTCCGCCCCTTCTTCGCCGGACGGGGCTCCACGCGCGGGGCGCGGTACGCCTGCTGCTGGAACGCCGGACGCGCGAGGACGTTGCCCTCGGCGTCGATCTCCTCGTACTCCGGGTGGAACCGCATCCCCTCCACGTCGTTCATGTCGGCCGGCATGTAGACCACCTTCGGGTTGGGGATGCAGCGGAAGCGGAACTCGGTGTTTTTCATGCGCCTCGATGGGAAAAGTGCGGGGCACGAAGCCCCGCGAGGTGTTACCAGGCCGGGCGGCCGATGACGAGC